GCCGATGATTGCTGTGTGCGCTGTACGCGAAAGGTCGGCGGCAAGCTCCGGCCCGAGTTCGATCACGCAATCCCGCTGATCCTTGGGGGCCAACATCGGGAAAGCAACCTCCAACTGCTTTGCCATGAGTGCCATGGGCTGAAGACGAAGCTGGATGTCAAGCTGAAGGCGAAGGTCGCGCGGGTTCGGAAGAAGAATCTCGGCTTTCGGCCGCCGTCGCGGTTTCCGGGCTCTCGCAATTCACAATGGAAAATCAAGATCGGGGGAGGGGTAGAGCGACGATGACTCACCGCGTCGAACATCTGGCGGAAGGCGTAACGCTATATCTCGGCGATTGTCGGGAGATATTGCCGACACTTGGTAAGGTGGATGCTGTTGTGACGGACCCGCCGTATGGGATTGGGTTTCCATACGCCAGCTATGACGACACAGCCGACAATCTTCGCAATTTGATTGGCGGATTCATGCCGGAGTGCTTGCGGGCTGCTGAGCGGGTGATTGTCACCCCTGGGGTGTCTAACCTTCACGATTACCCAAAGTCTGATTGGATCTCCGCGTGGACGTGGGAAACGACGGCCACGTATGGGGCTCTAGGTTACAATCAATGGCAGCCGATCCTGTTTTACGGGAAGGATGTTAAAGGGTTTGGAAGCATCAATGGCGTTCTCAAATCGGACCGCATTCATTTCAGCGGCGGCACCGCAAAGATAGCGGGTGATAATGATGGGGCGGCCCATTCTTGCCCCAAGCCCACGGCTTTTATGCAGAGGCTTGTGGCCCGTTTCAGCATGGAGGGGGAAAGCATCCTTGACCCCTTCATGGGCTCCGGCACCACTGGCGTTGCCTGCGTGAAGCTAGGCCGGAAGTTCATCGGCATTGAGATAGACCCCGGCTATTTCGACATCGCTTGCAAGCGCATAGCCGAAGCCTACCGCCAGCCGGACATGTTCGTGGAGCGCCCCGCTGCGCCGAAGCAGGAGTCGCTGCTGTGAGACTTGTCATTCTCGAAAGCCCATTCGCCGGCGACACTGTGCGCAACAGCACCTACGGGCGCGCCTGCGTGCGCGACAGCCTATTGCGGGGCGAGGCCCCGATCGCAAGCCACTTACTCTACACGCAGCCGGGAATCCTTGACGACAACAAGATCGACGATCGCAAACTCGGCATCGAAGCCGGTCTGGCATGGAAGCGTGTCGCCTATGCTAGCGTGGTCTATACCGATCTCGGCATATCGCACGGGATGAAATACGGCATCGAGCAGGCAGAAGCCGCTGGCGTTCCGATTGAATATCGGAAGATTGGATGGACGCCATGACTGAACCTCTCGTATTCGTCGTGCCCGGCACTCCGCAAGGAAAGGGCCGGCCGCGCTTTTCGGGGAAGTCCCGCACGACCTACACGCCGGCCAACACCAAGGCTTACGAAGCCACGGTCGGTCGCATGGCGCTGGTGAACATGCGTGGCCGCGACCAGTTCAGCGGCCCGGTGCATATGGACCTGCGGGCGCATATGCCAATTCCTGCAAGCTGGAACAAGGCCCGCAAGGAAGCCGCGCTGCTTGGCGCTCTCCGGCCCGTAGGAAGGCCGGACATCGACAATATCATCAAGGTGATTGCCGATGGCCTCAACGGAATTGCCTTCGCTGACGACGCTGCAATCGTATCTGTGAGCGGTTCGAAGGTTTATGCGGCTGGAGAGCCGTTTGTCTGCGTCACGATCAAATCAATCAGTAGCCGCCGCGTACCTGTCATATCAACAATGGACGCCACCCATGAGCGAAGCTAAAATCGGACATAACTCAGAAGCGCCGGCGACAAAGTTCGCCAAGGATCAACTGCGCGCGATCGTCGAGCGCATCGAGCGACTGGAGGAAGAAAAGAAGTCGATCGGCGACGACATCAAGGATGTCTACCTCGAAGCAAGGGGCAATGGGTACGACGTGAAGGCGCTCCGGACGATCGTGCGAATGCGCAAGCAATCCGCCGACGAGCGCCACGAGGCGGAAACCATTCTCGAAACCTATATGCATGCGCTGGGGATGCTATGAGCCGGGAAGAAATTCTTGCCGATGGTGTGCGATTGATCTGCGGAGATTGTCGAGAGATATTGCCAACGCTCGGCAAGGTGGATGCTGTTGTGACCGATCCGCCGTATGGCGTAAATCTTGGCAACCATGGCGGCGCGACTGATGGACGAAGTTCGCATGTGCTCGTGAAAGGGCATTATGCGAGCTATGACGATACCGAAGAGAATCTGATTGGAATTGTTGTCCCCGCAATATCTACAGCCCTTAAGGCTGCACGGCGCGGGTTAGTTTTTAGCGCCGGGAGCCAGATGTGGCATTTCCCAAAACCTGATGCCGTTGGCGGGATTTTCATGCCATCTGCACGAGGCCGGAGCAAATGGGGATTCTCATCGCTCGCACATTGCATGCTGTACGGGTCCGCTCCCGCTCTAAATCTCGGCGCTAAAGCAACGGCGCTATACAGCACGGAGACATCTGAGAAAAATGGGCATCCGTGTCCTAAGCCACTAGGCTGGATGCGTTGGGCTGTGGGCCTTGCCAGCTTGTCAGGTGAGACAATTATTGACCCATTCATGGGATCGGGGACGACTGGCGTTGCAGCCGTCAAACTTGGCCGCAAATTCATCGGCATTGAACTTGAACCAAAGTATTTCGACATAGCCTGCCGCCGCATTCAAGCCGCGCTCGATGCCCCCGACATGTTTGTTGAGCCGCCCAAGCCTGCCAAGCAGGAGGCGATGCTATGAGCATCTGGTGGCGTGCCTATAACGAAGCGTTGCACGATCCGAAACTGCAGTTGATTTCGGACGCGCTGTTTCGTGCGTGGTTCAATGTCATGTGCATTGCATCCGCGAACGATGGCGAATTGCCGGCGCTGGCCGAGATAGCGTTCGCCCTGCGCGTCAAGCCTGAGAAGGCAGCGGCATTGCTCTCACAGCTTCACCGGGTCGGACTACTCGACAAGACCGATACCGGATTCGAACCTCACAACTGGAAGGGCCGGCAGTACAAATCAGACGTTACGGACAACACGAACGCGGCGAGACAAAAGCGTTTCCGTGACAGACGCCGTAACGGCGTTACGCGTAACGTTACGGATGATGCCGTTACTACCGTTACGCCCAAACGACCAGAAGCAGAGACAGAACAGATACAGAGCAGAGCAGACGCGCGCGACGTTACGGTTGAGGGGGATTTGAAGCAGGCCATCGTGAAAGCCTTCGAGGGGGCGAACTCTCCGAACCTGCCGGACACGTCACGGGTCGGGCTATGGCTAGGGCAGGGCTACGATCCAGCAATCATCCTTGCGGTTGTCACAGACATCGTGCGGAAAAAGCCCTCATTGCAGTCCCTTAACTACTTCGACAGCCCAATCAAGGAAGCCCACGCGGTCAAGGTTTCGAAGCGCATCGAGGTCGAGCCGTCGCAGAAACTCTCGCACGAGGACGCGCTGAAATTGTTCTCGCGAACCGGCGTTTGGTCCAAGCACGCGCCATGTCCGGAGCCTGGACACACGGGCTGCACAGTCCCGCCAGAGCTATTCGAGAAGTACGGGTTTCTTCCTGACGGCCGCAAGATGGCAACGAATTGAGGGGTGTGTGATGGTCGGAGCGTTTATCGCAGTTTTGATCTTTCGGGCGCTGTGGATGTTCACGATCCTCGCCGGCACCGCCTACGTCGTGTTTGGGCTCGGCTACAGCGGTTGGTGGTGGCTGCTGTCAGTTGTTCTGGTTGGCTGCGGTGGCGGCAGCGAGATCGAAGTGAAAAGCCGCAAATGACGGGTCTGTTATGGCGTCGCGAGTACATCCAATTCAAGCGAGGGGTGCGAAGCATCATGGTCGGTCGAAAGCGAAAGCTGGGTAAGCGTGAAGCGAATGGCCGCGTAGCTCGGGCCTATGAAAATCCACGGGCGCAGGTTGCAGCCCAGCCACACAGGTCAGGGGTCGTCGTGAAATTGATGCGGGAATGGCCGGAAGCCGAAACCATGTTCGGCCGGCTCATGCTGAACGGGCGGATCACGCCGGCGCAGTACGAGGCCGGGAAGCTGTATGCGGCTCTGGCCGAACAGGTGCGCCGGACCTATACACCACTCCCGATGCATCCGAGCGGTATCGATTTGCTCAAGGTCACGGGCGGCGGCTATGACGGCGAGGTGTCGCCGGAATACGTGGAGCGGATTCGCAAGCGGCTCAACAGCGCCTTCGAGGCGTGCGGCGGGACGAGGGTTGCGCGCGTCGTGAAGCGCTACGCGATCGAGGATGTGAGCGACGGATTGCAGTTCGATCTGTTGAAAACAGGGCTGGACAATCTCGTTGCGTTTTTCGGGATTGACAAACATCTGCAAATCGTATCTCGTCAGAAATGCAGAGTGAGTTAATTCGCTCTGGACAACCCGGTCCCGCAAGGTGCCGGGTTCTTTATTTCAGCTTTCCAAAAATTTGGACCCCCGCTGCCATTGGGGGAGAGCGCGAGCAACGGGCTTTTACGGCTCCGGTGTTCGCTTTGTTGTGAACCCCTGACGCGCTCCGGGCTTGGCAGGCCGGAAGCCGTAAAGGATATCAGAAAATGCAAATGTATCGGGTTAAGTTTGTCCGCCGGATTTCGTCCGAGAAGGTCGATCTTGGCGATGTGGTTGTGTGCGCAGCGTCAGCAGAAATGGCGTCGGATGCTGTTGTGAGATGGCTTGATCTGCCGCGCTCTGAGACGGAAATGGATGTGTCTCGCGTAAAGCCCAGCCTGTATCAGGTTTCGCGCCGCGAGGTTAGCAACACGATCGCATCCTTTGGTGCTGGCATCGTTCCGTCCGAGCGAGCATCGTCAGCGACGTTTCCTGGAGTGACAGAAAGCCACACCGAAAGGCAATGGCACTACGTTTCGGGGCAAGCATTCATTCGTGCAGAGAATGAAAACGAGGCTATCGCGAGCTTTGGCCGGTCAGTTTTGAGAGAGATGGCCGGGGAAAAGCAAAAGGGTTCGTGTAAGGAGCTTGATATTTCGGCTGATAGGCGGGAGTGGCATCCACGGACGCCTTCTGTTGAGCAGAATGCTCTTTACACATTTCGCCGCATTTTTCAGGGCGGCGATGCCAGAACATGATTTTACGCCCGCGCCGGGAGACTGGTCGCGGGTTTTTCGTTGGCCGCAGCCTTGCTGCCAGTCAGGCAAGTGACGATCGGTAAATGGCTAAGACACCAACAGATATCCGCTCGAAAGCTAGAGGTCATACTGATGGGGCGTTACGCGTCCTAGCAGAATTGATGAACGACCCTAGCGTTTCGCCGTCCGTCCGAGCAAAAGCCGCGACAGAGATTTTGAATCGCGGCTATGGCACATTGGTGGCCGATCACGCGCGCTTCGTCTTAGACCAGCGAGAATATTACGTTTACGCGGTCTATAGCGCAGGCGGGCAGCTTATCTACATTGGGAAGGGCATCGGACGGCGCAGTTTTCAATCAGCCTTGCGATTGAGGGGCCGGGCCAGAATTAGGGCTGTCTTTTCCAGCGAGAAGCAGGCGTTAGCTTTTGAGCGACGCCTTATCGAGCGGTTCAAGCCGATAAACAACTTCGTCTATAACAGAGATGGGTTTCTGCCCGTCGGTCAACAGCTTAAGCAATAAAATATTATGCCTCGCCCTGCGGGTTCGCCAAACAAGGACAAGCCCTTCGTCGAAGCATTGCGAATGGAGCTTGCTGCCGCAGGCGACAATCACAAGGCCTTGCGCAGGATAGCTAAGACTTTGATCGGCATGGCTGAGAATGGCGACATGCAGGCAATCAGCGCCATCGCAGATCGACTTGATGGGAAACCGGCACAGACGGTTGACATGAACGTGCGCAAGATCGCGCGCGAACTCACGGACGATGAACTTGCAAGTATCGCGGCCGGAAGCGGCGACGGAACTGCTCAAGCGTCGGTCGATCCGCAGCAGCTTAACTGAGGCGTTGATGCTTCCATTGGTTGATCCTGAAGATTTAGCGCTTCTGAATTCTCGCGCATGGAAGCCGAATGGCAAGAAGCTGTACTTCAAGGCAAAAGTGGACGGGCGGCCTGCTTATCTGCACCGGCTCATCGCGCGAGCTGGGAAGGGGCAGATTGTCGACCATATCAATGGCGACCTTTTGGATTGCAGGCGGTCCAATCTGAGGATTTGCGACAGGTCGGAAAGTAATTCCAACAGACGCTCGCGGAAAGATAGTAGATCGCCATTCAAAGGGATCACGAAAACCTCTAGCGGGCGTTGGTTAGCGCAGATCATGAAAGAAAAGGTTTATCACAGGATCGGCCTATTCGACACGCCAGAGGCCGCAGCGAAAGCGTACGATCTAGCCGCTATTGCGCTGCACGGCGAATTTGCTCGGACTAATGGGTTTGCGTCTCATGACGGCAATACCTCGCGGTGAAGCTGCTAAAGAATTACTCAACCGTCGGAGTATTCGCAAAAGCTTGACGGAATGGTGTCGCCTGTGCGGCTATGAGCCCGCAGAGCATCACAAGCTTCTGATCCGAGAGCTGGAGGCTGTTGCGCGCGGAGAAACGCGCAGGCTGGCATTCTTCCTCCCGCCGGGCTCGGCCAAATCGACCTACGGGAGCGTGCTGTTCCCGCCGTGGTTGATGCAGAGTATGGCCGGGAATGTGCTGGCCGCTTCGCATACGACCGAACTCGCCGAGAAGTGGGGGCGGCGTGTTCGCAATCTCGTCACCGAGCATTCGCTTGTGCTTGGCATTCAGGTGGCCGCCGACAATCAGGCGGCCGGACGTTGGGCGCTCACGACAGGCTCTGAGTATTACGCGGCGGGTGTTGGCACAGGCATCGCGGGGTTTCGTGCGAAGCTGGGGATTATCGACGACCCGATCCGATCGCGTCAGGACGCGGATTCCGAGCTGATCCGGGATCGCATTTGGGATTGGTACATAAACGATTTTCGCACGCGGCTTGTGCCTGGGGCTGCTGAAATCCTTATCCAGACCCGCTGGCATGAGGATGATCTGGCCGGCCGCGCTTTGCAGCATGACGATTGGCGCGTGATATCGCTGCCGGCGATTGCCGAAGAAAACGACCAGCTCGGCCGCAAGATTGGCGAGCCGCTTTGGAACGACGACGCTTACGGGTATGGCGGGCAAATCGAGGAAATCCGCTCGAAGACGCCGGCTCGCACATGGTCCGCGCTCTATCAGCAGAGGCCAGCGCCGGAAGACGGAGATTACTTCAAGGCCGAATGGCTGAAGCCTTACGACAAGCCGCCAGCGCGCGACACGCTGCGCATCTATGGCGGCTCGGATTACGCGGTCACGGCAGACGGCGGCGACTACACGGTTCACGCGGTTGTCGGCCTCGATCCTGAAGGCCGGATGTATCTGCTGGACCTATGGCGCAAGCAGGCCGCATCGGACGAATGGGTTGAGGCTTTCTGCGACCTTGTTGTGCAATGGAAGCCGATGGCTTGGGCTGAGGAGCAGGGCCAGATCAAGGCTGGCGTCGGTCCGTTTCTGGATCGCAGGCAGCGTGAGCGCAGGGCATATGTCGTCCGTGAGCAATTCCCGACGCGCGGCGACAAGGCCGTCAGGGCGCAGTCCATTCGCGGCAGGATGGCCTTGGAAGGGCTCTACGTGCCCGTCAATGCGCCTTGGTATCCCGAGCTGCGGCGCGAACTATTGAGCTTCCCGGCTGGCAAGCACGACGATATCGTTGATGCGCTGGGGCTTGTGGGGCAATTGCTGGATCGGATGATGAGCGGGCAGAAGCCGAAGACGCCAGAGAAGCAGAGCAATCACTCCGGCTACCGCTCGTCATCGCAGGCCGCACAGCCGAATGATTGGTTGACCTACTGACATGAACCAGACCGGCTATCAGATCGGCGGCAGCACTTCAGCCGGCGCGCAAACCGGCGCGTCTGAAGGCCAGCAGCAATTCTGGCCGCTGGACAAGTGCAAGAAGGCTTATCTTGACTATCTCGGCAACAAGCAGGCTGAGATTGACGAACAGAAGGATGCGCGGCGCTATTACCACGGAGCGCAGTGGACGGCCGAACAGGTCAAGGCGCTCAATCTGCGCCGTCAGCCGGTCATCACGTTCAACCGCATCGGTCGCAAGATTGACGGCGTTGTCGGGCTGATTGAGCGGTTGCGGCAAGACCCGAAGGCATATCCGCGCACGCCAAAGCATGAGGATGGCGCAGAGCTTGCGACCGCTGTCATCCGCTACGTGCTGGACGAACAGGAGTGGAAGGCGAAGTCGCCGGAATGCGCGCGTGACGGAGCGGTTGACGGCTTCGGCGGCATTGAGATCGAAATCACGGAAGGCGATCATGGCGACAACGAGGTGTCGTTTGATGTCGTCGAGCCGGATTCGTTCTTCTACGACCCGCGCTCGTTCCGGCCGGATTTTACCGACGCCCGCTACATGGGCATGGGCAAGTGGCTCGATGTCGAAACCGCCAAGGACATGTTCCCGGACAAGGCGGAAGAGATCGCGCAGTCTTGCGAGCAAGGATCGGAACTGACGACTTCGCCGGACCGTGACCAGAAATGGTTCTCGTTCTCGGGCGGCCGGAAACTCATTCGGCTTGTGGACATCTGGTATCAGCACAAGGGCAAGTGGTGCTGGACGATATTCACGGGATCGCTGGTCTTGATGGAGGGCGAAAGCTACCTGAAGGACGAGAAAAAAAGGACGATGTGCAAGTACGTCATGTTCTCTTGCAACGTCGATCATGACGGCGATCGATACGGCTTCGTGCGCAACATGAAGTCGGCGCAGGACGAATACAATTCCCGTCGGTCGAAATCGCTGCATATTCTGAACTCGCGACGGCTGATGCTGTCTCATGGTTCGGTCGAGGATATCGAGGTCGCTCGCAAGGAATGGGCGCGGCCGGACGGCGTGGTGCTGGTCAATGGCGCGGTGAACGAGGGCGCAAAGGCCGACGATCAGTCTTACGATTTCGCCGGCCAGTTGAAGCTGATGGAAAATGCCATCGCGGAACTGGAGAATTACGGGCCGAACCAGGCGCTGGTCGGGGATGCGCAGAATCAGTCGGGCCGGGCAATTCAGCTTCTACAGCAAGCCGGCATGGCGGAGCTTGGCCCGTACATTCTCGGTTATCGTGGCTGGAAAGTCCGTGTGTATCGCGCGCTGTTCAATGCGGTGCAGCACAATTGGAGCGG